TTTGTCCACGATAGATCAGGGTCGCCGGCGTAGGAATATTCAAAAGATTTATTTAATAGTATATCAGCTTCTTGTAAACCCTCTATAGTTCTCTCAGCCCCATACTCATCTAATGTGTAAACTTTTCTATCTGTTTTCGCGTATAACTTACTATACCCAGCAGCAGGAGAGCCAGCAGGGGTAGCAGAATGAACTACTCTTAAAGGTGCTTCGGTGAAAATTTCCCCTGTTCCATTGGGGTCTAATATGATAGCGCCGTTAGCGTTTAGAGAAGATATTGTGTTAGTGTTTAAACTTAAGTTTCCTACTTCCGCAGTACCGCCAGTAATTTTAAAAGTTAGAGTGCCTGTTAACCACTCAAGAACATTGCCAGCTTCTTCAGTTAATAAACCACCAGCACCTATGAAAGGTATCGAAGCAGGGGTTAAAGAAGTTGTAACATTCCCAGTGGCCGTGAGATTCACGCCTGTTAAATCATTTACACCTGTAACATCTCCAGTATCTCCAATAAGAACTACTGAATCTTGAACCGTTCCGCCACCTGTACCATCCCATCTAACTACTGCATTATCAGTAGCCGAGCCAATAGTATCAATATCATTTGATAACTCTGTCCAGTTACCAGGAACGAAAGAGCCACCAGAAGTGAACCCAGCATTAGCTCTATAAATTTTCTCATTTATGTGGACAGTATCGTTAGTTAGGTAAGGAGTAGAAGGTGCCCAAGGGTCTAACCCACCACCAGCACTTACCCACGAAGCACCATTATAAACATTTATTTTTCCTGTATCAGAATTAAAAACACAACTACCTGTGACCGCTGTTAATAAATCCCTTTGAACAATAGTCATGGAAGGGCAAGGCCTAGAAGCCTTAGTAGTTGTAATTAAATCCAAAACTAAATCAGCATCAATAGCTGCTGTATTACCTAGTTCTTTATTGGTTAATGATTGTGTATTAGTTGTTGTGGCCACTTCAACTTGAGAGCCAATTTCCCCAACCTTAAACCTACTAGTAAGGGTACTATCATAAGATACTGCTGCATCAGTAGCATCCGACATCTCAACTAAAACTCCAGCACCATTGGCATCAGCCGTAGCTTGATCGCCAGTTTCGTTTACTGTAATAACTGGGTTAGTAACATCTAAAGAAGTTTGAGCAAGTCTTGTCACACTTCCAGCAACATCTAAATCCTTATTGGCCACTACATTACCAGTACCATTAGGGTCTAATATTACGTTACCATTCACATCAGTAGAGGAAATAGTATTCCCATCAATTCTAATATTATCTACATCTAAGGTATTGTTAGCTATCACACCGCCAGTACCATTTGGAGCTAGGGTTATATTCCCATTCACATCAGTAGAAGAAACTGTATTCCCATCTATTTGTATATTATCAACATCTAATCTAGTAAGACCTGATAACTCTCCAGCATCATTTAATATCGCTAAAGAATCTTGAACTAGGTCGCCTGTTGTTCCATCCCATCTTACAATAGCGTCATCTGTAGGAGTGCCTAAAGGGAGTCTATCTAATCCATCAGATAGTTCATCCCAATAGCCCAGAGCAATGTCTGTGGCAAGTAGGGCGGCATCCGAAACGTGGACAGTATTATTCCTATAAACTTTAAAGGTAAGCGAATCGACTATAATAACACCAATTCCATAAGCTGTTGAAGTAGTCCATAGAGGATGGTCGGAACCCCCTCCACCTACCGCAGCCCAAACACCACCACTAAAAATTTCTAGTGTAGGTATATCAGTGTTATAAATTATTAAACCAGGGGCAGGAACCGGAATAGCCGTTCTCTCAGCAGAGGTCATTCTAGGAGGCAGGAATCCCTTAGTTGTTGATTGAATCTGCAATTGCGCAGAGGCATCAGGGGCTACCCTAGTTCCTACCACTAAATCAGTAGATATGTTTTGGTAAGCATATACACTAGTGATGAATAAAAGGATAAAAACTAAAATTAAATTTTTCATATTAAAAGTTCCTCGAAATTTCTTCAATAAAATATCTCACATAAGATTCATCTCTATAGTTACCGCCAGCCATATTGTCAGAAGTATATTGGATTTGCCCCTCATTCCCTGCTAGGTTGTTGATGAGAAATTCTACTCCATCATCTCCACCTACAAGTACTGTGGTATTCTCTCTAGCTATATACCAAGCACCGTTAACAAATTGTGCTCTTAGTAATACAGTAGTAAATCGAATCTCCGCATCATCTTCTCTATATATTTCTACTTCAATCCTAGCCGAAGTGGCCCCGTCCCCATCTAATTTGAAATCGTTGCCTTTACCATTCTCTCCAAGTAATAATTTACCTTGGATGTCTTGTGCAACTAATTGATTATTATTAATTCTTTGTTCACCCCTAGCTCTAGTTAAAGGTGAAAGGCCCTCTAAAACATTTATTCTACTAGTATTTGAGGATATATTAGTGGCGTTTGTTACAATGTCTGCTTGAGCAGTTGTCACCACCGCTAGTAATGGTACTTGAGTATCAATAGCGTTTTTAGTTCTAAGTGGAGTCATCCCCTTAGTATTGTCTGCACCGGCTTGGGCTTCTGCCTGGCTCGCTATTTGAGAGAAAATCCCGTCATTACCAGGAGCACCATTAGCTCCGTTAGCACCTGGAACCCCTTGAGGCCCAGCAGCACCTACGCCGCCAGCATCTCCTTGATCGCCCTTAGTTCCCTTTAAAGGTTTCTCTTCCCATAAATTATTACCCCAATCTGTCACCCATGCTAATGAAGTATGAGGTACAATACATCTATACATTTTATTAATAAATCCGACACCTTGTCCTTCAACAAAGACCATTTGATCTAAAGTATAGTCAATACCTGGTGCCCAATCTTCTATTACCGCTGTCGTCATTTATCACCTCTATCCTAGTATATATTAACTCTATTCATCTAAAAAGTTCAAACTCTCATGTACCACCCCAAACTCGACTAAATTCCTTCTAAACTCATTATCTATAAAAAAGAGATTTTGTCCTGGGGTAGACCTTTTTAGTAATCTCTGGAACTTCTTTTCACTTGGGTCTATTCCTGCTTTAACTGCTTGAGTTAAATGTTCTAAGATAGGATTTGGCATCCTGGCTCCACTAGGCCCATCTCTGAAAGGAGATACTACTTGAGACATAAAATCCACACCGATTCCCATAGCTCCAGAAGTTAATAAAGCCTCTCCCATCCTTTTAATATTTTTCTCACTATCGTCTAAATCTAGCTCACCAGTTCTTAAAAATTCCTTAACAGAATCAGTTACAAACTTAAGAGTACCGAGCAATAATGTGGTAGAAGCAAGCAATTTAACAGCAGAGAAATTAACTAACTCTCCATCAGGATTTGAAGCCCGAAGTAATTCCGCCTGACCATTAGTCACTTTCAATACAGTTGATTGTAAAAAACTAACTAGCTCCGAGGCTATCCTGCCAGGGCTATTGGTAGGAAGATGTCTGAATAATTGTCTTCTTTCCTTAGCTCCCATTTTTGGTGAACCGTAATTAACCATGTGTAAATAGTACGATGCTAGTTTATTTTCTAGGGTTAAAAGATATCTATCAGATTCCTTTAATAAATGGCCCTTCGATCTAATTAAATCAGGAGCCGCTAAATCCCCCTTACCCACAAGCTTTTGTATATTACTAATATCTTTAGCATCTAATCCTATGGCACTTAAGGTTTGAGTTTCCCAAGGATTTAATTTACCTTTCTTTAATATTGTATCTGTTAGATCGTGAGCGTGTATTTTAGCAGTGGTCTTACGCATAGAAGTAGTAACAGCGTCAAGCCCTGATAGTATCATATAAGGGTGAGTGGCTTTAAATATTCCACCGGCTTTGGGGTTATACCCTTGAAATTCTAATATCTCTCTAGGTAATTCACTAAGGCCAACATTCAATAATTTACTATACTTAGCCTTTTGTCCTGGAGGTAATGTGGTTAAAAAATTTACAACGGTATTGGTTAATGCTACGGGTAAAGATTTACCGCTTCCTAATTTCTGGCTAGTGATAATAGTGGCTATATCGTTTACAGAGGAAATCCCTGCTTTACCTAGTATGGCCAAACTTTCGTAAGCTTTAATTGTTTGTACGGCTTTGAAAGCTGATTGATTAATCCCGTACCCAGGCATATTACCTTTACCCTTCAATAGGGCCACAGCATCTTTAACTTTTCTGACATTAACCTCTGATAAACTAGCGGAATTACGATCAATTTTTTTTAAAGTATTTATTAAAGCATCTATACTATCTTCAGGATTATGCCCGAATATAGAGTGCATTGCCGCTTTTTTAGAGGATACATCAATAGATTTCATAACCCCCTCGACAAAAGTGGAGTACCCGTAAATCTCATTATATTTACTAAAGTTTCCTTTTTTAAATACTAAAGTTCTTTTACCGCCAAGTAATGAACCTTCTCCCCATCCTACATCTTCTAAAGTTTCAGAATACTCTCTCAACGCTTTTTCAATTTGTTCAGGAGTCCACGAACCTTTACCAAAAGATTCTTGAGGGTCTAGCATTGGTGCGGTGGTTTTCACCCATTTATCGACATCGGCTAGAATTAAATCTTTATTATGCGTAGCAGATATAATATAATTTTTGTTACCTAATATAGTACTTCCAGATACTTGCATATCCTTAAGAAGATTTTCATTAAGTATCTTAGTGTGATGCACTATCCTTTCTAAAGGGTCGGCAGAATTTTTAAATGATGGTTTGTAATTCTCATATAGGTCTATAATTTTAGCCGAGTTCCCTTTCTTAGAAGCAAACTTTAATAGCCCTTCTTCTCTTAAACTGTGAAGGTAAAAATTACTATTCCTATTTTTATTTGAGTGGTAGATATTATCTACGTTATACCATTTATTAGGTACATTCCTAGTAGTACCTTCTAGTAATGAAAGTATGCCTTCAGTGTAATCTCCCTTAAAATTAGGGTGCAAAGCATGTTCTATATTGGCCACTGACCTAACTAAACTATTTATCTCAGCCTTACGTATAACTTTCTCAGATAATTCAAACTCGTCAACAGCACCTTTCAATGCTTCTTTTAATCCTTCTACCCTTCCAGCATAATCCTTTTTAATATCACTAATAGTTTTATCTAATCTCTCTAAGGATTTCTTATTTAAGTGTGGGTATTTTGCGGCAATTTTAGATAAACAACTCATCAGTCCTCACAAATTGTTAATGCTTTAGCAGCTTCTCTGGCTCTATCATACTCTCGTACAATGCCCATATCTTCCAATACTTTTCTTTTCGCCACTTTAATCACCTCTTCGGGATTTAAATCCTCTGGTTTAACACCAAATAATTTTGTGGCCTCGTCTATTTGAGTAGTTAACTCCTCCAAGAATTTCACCTCTACTGGGTTTTTTGATCTTTCTGGAGTTAGTATTTTCTCTTTAATAGAATTGATTAATTTTCTTTGATCGACAAGCCCCTTAGGCACTCCAAATAAATCGCTTAAAGTGTCTACTTCTTTTTGGAGGGCTTGTTGAACTTCCCTAACTAGTTCGTCTTTACCTCTATAACCTTTCATAACTTTAGCCGAAGCTATATGGACAATCTCATCCATACTTAGATCATTGCCGATGCCTGTAATAGCGTCCAATTCCTTTAATTCTTCACCTAATATTTTTACTTCTTTATCCAACCTAGAGTTAATAAAACTAGGCTCAAAAGTATTTTCTAAAGGAAGGTCTGCCATAATATCATAATCGGGGTCGTAATCTATATTTGTTCTGAAGTCTAATAGTTTAGTCTTGACTTCATCTATAGCGTTCATACCTTTTACCCCAGTATCCATTCTCGGAACTCTGGCGGTTTCGATAACTTTTGCTTTAACTTTATCAGGGGTAAACATGAATAACCCGTTAAAATTATCTCCGCCTTTACTGCCTGTGAAGGTGTACCCGTCAAACCCCAAGTCTTTAAAAACTTGGTTAACAGAATCAATGGCTCCAGTATTCCCATCTACTTCAGAAGTGATTCTAGCGTAATCTAAAATATCTTTGGCATTGCTTTTTGATAGACTTAATATTTCATCTCTATCTACAAATTTTTCTAAGGCATCAAATAATCTACCTTTAACTTCTATATCTGGAACAAGGTCAGTATCATAGAGTCTGGCCAGTGGGTCTATGTCTGAATGAATAACCGTACCGCTTTTACTAGAGTTATGGGCTAAGTCTATATTATCAGTTAGGTAAACACCTTCGCCAAAAAATTCCCCAAATCTTAACTGAGAGCCGCCCGATAATTCTGTATGTTGAATAGTATGACCAGCGAAAAATCCCTGAGTGTGGACATCTTCTGGAGCTATTTTATTAAATTTATAATTACCTAAATCTACTTCTTGTAACTTAGGCATATTTAATCTGCTCTCTAAAAGAGCGAATGGTACTACTTCTGGAGTTTTATTTCTAAATACTGCTGCCTCATAGACATTTTTTATCTCTGGTGACATATCCGGCTTGTATTCTAATTGAGGATGAGTCTCTACTTCTCCTGGGACTTTACCGCCCTCAATATCCTTGGCACCTTTGATAAGCCTTCCAGCACCATGAAGCAACCCACCTACAGTAGCATTTAAAGCTACGTCAGCTAAGGCCTCGTTGAGTCCATACTTCTCGTTAACCAAATTATGACTGTAAGCTCGTAAAGGAGTCTCGGCTAAGGTGGTAGTGGCTTCAATGGCAGCACCTCTAGCTATTGCTGAACCCACGGCATCTTTACCTAAATACCCAAATGCTTTTCCTAATGTTGAAAATCTAGCTAGTTTTGATGAGGCGGCTATAGCTTTAGTAGCATTTAATAAAGCCGCTGAAGCTCCTGTCCCTCCCATTAATAAGGATAAGGCTAAGGTTTCTGGTAAAGCCCCAGCTACCGAACCGCCAAATTGTATGGCAGTAGACACTACTCCTTCTGTAACTAATTGTAATTCTTTATCTAATTGTTCCTGTTTATCCTTGCGCCCCTTCATATATTCCACTACTGAAAGTCCTGCGTCCGAATCAATCTTAACCCCGTAACCATCTAGGGCTTCTTTAGGAGAGAGAGACTTTCTACCTAGTAAAGAATCTCTGACCTCTAACCCGTGCACAGCCATAACATTCAATCCATGAGATATCAAAGAATCGTAATAGAACGATCTTTCTAAAGCAGGGACGAACCCAGCAGTGCCGGATAACTCTAGCTTCTCAGGTATTCCGCCTCTGAGATGATCTTGATATTTCTCAGCAAACGGGTTTGTATTATTTGGGTCTAGGTTAAATCCTGCCACAATTATTTACCTTTAAAAATACTGCTCTCATGATGTAGGAAAAACTCAGAGAACGGATTTAAAGTTTGTTTAAGAATTTCTTTATTATTTTTTATTCCTTTTAATGGAGAGCTAAATATTTCCCCATCCATTCCGTAAAGGCCCAATCTAGTGCCGGTCGACTTCATAATATACCCAGGGTAAAGTCTATCGTTAGGTACTTCCAAGGTGAATTCCCCCGAAAGATTGTCAAGCCCACCTGTAAGTAACTCATAGGCTTTCTTATTTCTCTCTAATTTACTAGCCCCCTTAGGAGTTTTAACATCCAATATAGGAGTTAGTTGAGGTATAGTTCTTTCTAAATCTAAGTTATTAACAATGAATTCTTTTGAGGTGTAATACTTATCTGCGGCTTTTATTAAGTCCTCATTAAGCCCATACATTTGTTGTTCCATAAAAGACATAGTGATAATAGAACTGCCCCTATGGACAGTAGTGTAATTCCTTTTAACCATATTTTCGGAGGCTACTTCAGCGGCATTTGAAGCACTTTTACCCCCGTCAATCATAATCCTATAAGCATCATCTGTAGCTACTTTAACAAAAGCATTTATAAATTTACTCTTTAGGTTATCTGGGTATTTGTTGGCTATACCGGCTAGCTCTGGGGCTATCTCGTTAAACACTTTACCTCTGATTTCATTTTGCTTCTCTGTTGGGATTAGTGTCGCCCTGTCTTTAGAGGAAACCATATTCTCAATAGCTCTCTGTGCAGTAGCATTTCCTGATGTATTGTTAGGAAACATAGCTATATAAAGCATCTCACCAGGAACATCGTATGCTCCTAACTCTTCTACGTATTTAGCGTACTTGTCGCCCATAACTGCCTTACGAGAAATAACCCATTGTAAAGCTGATCTATACCCATCACTCGCCCCTGCTTGAATGCTTCTGTTTAAGTCCGAAGCATCTGAAGCCATAGAATCGGGAGAAAAGAATTTCTGATTATGTGGAGGAACCCCCATAGAGTTTAATCTTTTCTCTACATGGGCAACGTAACTATCAAAAGATTTAGCGTTAGCAAATTTAACTGCATCCTTTCTAATAAATTCAGTGTCTACGCCTGATAAATATTCCGGCATGTTTTTATTTATTTTTGTTCTTATATCCGATAAGTGGGAAGATGCCGCAGAGATTATTTGCTCTGTCGCCCTAGTGTTAAATGCTGGGTCATTAGCGTACTTACTGCCTTTCCCTAGTGCGCCCATAGCGGACTTAACCATATTTGGGATATTGTTTAAAACCCTAGCAGAAGTAACAGGGTTTTGTAATAAACTACTATCCTTAAACTCTCCTAATACTTTACTAGAAATTAATTGAGTCACTAGATTATCTTTATCTAATTGGGGTAGAATTTTTATATCGGTATTTTCAATTCTATTTATTAACCCTGCATAATGTTTGTCCACTCCAGGTGTATTTAATCTCAATCTATTAGATGTCTGAGATATTAAAGCGGTGGAAAGATTGTCTACTTGTTGGGTAATTTCCCTTTTAGTATCGTCCCCAGACTCCTTAAGCTTCCTGGCAATTTGGCCCATATACTTATTTATGTCATCAGACTTAAGGTATTTATATATTTGATTAGGTCTTTCTTCCCCTACTGGAATACCTATTACATCCGGCTCTATCTTAGGAATCTCGTTTACTATTTCTCCAGTAGCTAAATTTTTAAATTTACCTTCTGGCAATACCGCAAAAACTCCACCCTCTTCAGTTACCGTAGCTTCTTGCCCTGGGGCTAAAACTCCTTCTGAGGTTAATGCTTTATTTAAGGCAGCTATGTTTTGTTCCCTATCAGGAGAAAGTCTAGTTAATCCTGTGGACTTAACAGCGTCCCTGATATTACCCTGACTTAGCATAGAGTCTACACCATTCGTAGCTCTATGATTGTTATACATATTGTTACTTTTACTTAAGGTAGTATCGTCATAGAATATTCCTCTCTTGGAAGCTATTCTTAATTCAGCGGCTTCTATTTGGTCGTTAACCGTTTCGTAAACTGACGCACCTGTAGTTTCATCTAAAGTTAAAGCTATCTTAGCATCCTCATCAGACGCTATTCTATCCTCTTCAATATTAGCGTTTAACATAGTTTTATGTTGTAAGGAGTCTACATCAGCCAATCGCCCTGTAACTGCTGGTACTTCAATATTTTTAAATGTCTGTAAAGCTAGATCGGTGGGAGCTTCCGCCTCTAATTCTTGCGATCTATTTATTTCCCATTCTTCCATTTCCTCAAAGAATGACCTACCACTAGAAAGCCTTCCAGTAAGAGGATTCATATCATTAAATAATTCTGTTCTCTTTCTCTCACTCTCAATTTTCTTTGATCTATATGATTGATTAGCGTAGGCACTGGCCTCGGCTTGTTTTCTTTTTTGTAATAATTCCAACCCTATATTGGCTACTTCTCCACCGACCGCACCTAATGCAGTAGTAACAGGACTAGCCCCGACTCGTAAGGAAGTTTCTTGAACTCTTTCGTCAATTCTATTAGGTAAATTTATACTAGGTATGATAGGCATTTTATCCTCACTCCGTTGCTAATAATGAAGGGGCACCAGATATTCTATTGGATATCGGCGAAGCACCTCCGGCACTAGATGTTGTCGATATCTTACCAGGATTTTTTTCTGCTCCTGGGGCAGCCATTGCAATCTTAGCAAACCCTGTAAATAGTCCGGCTATAGTTTGTATTTGGGAACCTTTTAATACTTGGCCAGAAGTTCTCTGTAACCCACCGGCCTCAGTAAATAAAGCCCTTGCTTCCCATTCTGCTGCTCTAGTATTCAACTTAATTTGCCTTGCAGCTAGGGTAGCTGTCTCTTCAAATATGGCCATGTTTGTAGCACCACCAGCACCAGAAGCCGCAGCCCTTGACACTTGCTCTCCGATAACTGTCTTAGCATCTAAAAATAATAATTGATTATTTATTTTATTACGAGCAATAACTTCATTAGCCGCTAATCTCTTTTCGTTGGCCAACTCTAATAATGATTGCGCCTCTTCCCTACCGGCTTTCCAAGTACTGTAAGCGTTTAATGCGACTCCGGCTCCAGCCAAAGCCATTAGTAAAGGTGCAGCCATATTACTCCTCCGTATTTCCTCTCATGACTATCATAAGGACTGTCATGGGGTACGGGTCACTTTGTTCTATTATAACCTTAGTTTCCTCAGAAGGGGTAGCATCCCATTTTACTTTCCTAATTCCAGTGAATAAATTAATACTATCCGCTGATGAGAATAATTTATAAACTTTTTTACCACTTGAGAAACTTCCGCCCATTGTTCTTAATAATCTGAATGAAACTGTATCTATTCTTTTTAATCCTGTGTGGGAATTTCCTATTTGACTTCCTGCCTCAATTGGGGTCGTGACCACCCTAGAAGTATATGGCAGCCCTACTATGGTTGTTTGTCCTGCTATAAATCCTTCTAACGCCACAGGAATAACTAATGGGCCAGATAGTGGTACAACATAAACCCCTACTTTCAACCCTTTATGAACTACTACGACTGTCTCACCTCTTAAATGATCTGCGGTTAGTGACGTACTATTAGCTGAAACTATGGCGGAAATTTGAATATACGCAGAATCAGAGTACACAGGAACATCCCTTTGATTTAAAGTAAACTCCCCATAAAGAGAATCTTGCTCAAAATCTTCCCCAATTCTTTCAATATAAATTTTCTTAACCCCGTTAATTACCCTTCTGACAACCATATATAAGCCGTCTTGTGCCCCTCCTGAAGGGGCCGGCAATGCTATAACACTGTCTACTTTTACAATAGTTCCACCTAGTTGGCACTTAAACCAAGCTAAAACTCCGCCACTTCTATCGTTAACGACACCTACTAAAGCCCCGTTATTAGTAACAAACCAAGTACATTTTCTAGTTTTTTGGTAGAAAGCTCTATCATACTCGCTGGCCGAGGAGCTTTGAGTATCCTCATCTCTCCCATGATATACTAAATGATCTGCCAGTACCGATAATTCCCTCTCAGCACTTTGAGCATTTTCCTCTGAGAAAGTATTTTCCTGAATATTCTTACCACTAATTGTGCAAAAAATTGTAGCATTTGACATCTTAACAGGAGGTATAGGTTTTGAACCAAAGAAAGTTTGATTAGATATTGATTTCTTTGTAGGCCCTAAAACTCCATCGACCGGAAGTAGTACATGCTCCCCATTAGTAGTGCCAATTTGAACATACCTATCACTTGAAAGGTATGTAATAATCCCTGATTGATCGGACAATACCTCAATATCAAAAGCATCTGCATCCGTTATAGGGCCAAAATAATCTAGTCCAGAAGTATCCGTAGAACTATCTTGAACAAGTTTGTAATTAAACATTAAGAATAAATTTCCTGTGACAGATAGCCAACCACTATTAGGTTGATGCCTAGTGCCCCCAAATATTATTTTCCCTTGATATAAGGTTACTGCTCCAGGATACCCAAAATGTCTAGACCAAGAACCAAAGGCCCAACGATAATTACTAATATCTGCAACCCCTGTTAAGGGCGACAATACTGTCACAGATACCACAGTTGGTGACACGTAAGCAGTTATTTTCATAACTAACTCAGCAGATGTTCCGTTACTTAATCTTACATAAGTGCCAACCATAGTAGACACAAAAGGCGTAAACCCTGCACCGGAAGCAGTTAAAGTCCTGTTAGGCACTGCTCCGCCTGAGGTGGTCATTATGTTCGCGGCTATAGTGTTTCTACCCTGGAAAGGTATTTGCCTAATACTTTCACCAGGTTGATTAGCATACACCGCTGCTCTATCGTAATTAGTTACCTCAAATACTGTCGAGGAAGTTCTTATAAATACTATAGGAATTATCGCTCGAGATGAATGAGTAAAAAATATAAAGTCTGATGCTTGAGCAGTATGAAATTCATTTATCTTATCAACGTAATTAGTGAATAATTCTAAAAGTGGAGGCCCTAAAGCCCCATCTATATTTGCTGTTACCGCAGTTAATCCTACTGGGTAATTATCATCTTGTTTGTAAATTTTAATACCGCAAGTTGTGCCGCTGATATCCACGCCAATAGCTATAGAATAAGATTCGGCTCTAGTTGGGGTAAATTCAAATACATGTACTTCATAATCAGGATGGAAATCCGCAGTAATATCTTTTACAAATATTGAACCAGGTCTGCGAGATGTGCCACCTGATTTCAATGGGATACTATTAAGCATCTCGCTAGCACCATTGATATATTCTTGAATATCGTTTCTGCCCTGGAGCTTGGGACTTAGTTCTCCTGAGCTAAAATTATTTTGAGCATAAGCAAATTTAGACATTATAGCCTCACGTTTATGAAACTATTATACTTTAAATTTTCCGGTTTGGTAGCCTGTGAGTTAGAAAACATGGCTTCGTCTAGGGATAATTGGAATTCGGTTTGTATTTGAGTTTTTAACTCTTTGTCTTGGGTAAGAGTATAACAAGCTTCAAGTGCTAGTAATAAGGATAAAACTCTTACAAATTGTGGGGTATATGTAATTGGGTCGGTATTATTATAAATGTATTCAAAATCTAATGTGGGCGCATCGGCTAGGAAAAGATTATTTTCCTCGATAAAAGGCTCGTCATTGTATTCTTTCCAAACTCTGATTAACTCTTCTGGCTTCTCGAATTGATACTTATAACCAAAAGCAGGAGTTACCCCATCATTTGTTAACCTTGCTCGGGTTAAAGCAAAAGTCCATCGATGCATCTCAAGGGCTTGTTTTAAAGCCTCATTGTAAATGTCCTTAAGGACTATTGCCTGTTTAACATCATCTTGAATGGAGTCAATACGCTCGCATCCTAACCTATGTAAAGCTAAATTGCATATACTAGTTTTAGTAGCCATCGTATTAACCCCTTAGGAGCAGGAGGATATAATTAGGAGTGAGGGCCTAATTAATCGTTCACATACTCTAATTCAACAGTTAATACTCCATCTAAAACAGCCCCGTCCATATCCTCAGTACAAGTAATTACTAACTGAGTTTCTTTCGTGAACCGCTTTAAAGCACCAACTTCTAACGCCAATCTAGCAAGGACAGCCTGTCCACCAGCATCAGCAGCGGCTATGAAAGCATCTGCATCAGCGGCATCAACACCGTTTGCTAAGTGACCTAGTTGGAAAATCCCTGTGGCTCCTAAAGATTTATCAATCTTTATTTTAGCATCAGTGACAATCGAACCAGCCGGAAGTTTTGGGCCTAAAATAGTATCGCCGTTTAACACAGCAAAAGTCAGGTCAAATTTCTCTAGAAGCAATCTCTTACGACCAGCGACTTCACCTGAGTCTATTTTCTCAGAAGGCTTAGACACATATTGTTTCGCGTAATTAATCCCATTATAAATAGCCATATATTTCTCCTAATTAGATGGGGTAGCTTCCTACCCCTTCTGTATTATACTTCGTAACAGAACACTTCAACTAATTGCTCTTCTTCCATTCTAGTTCCACCCATACTCATAGCTGAGTACACTTGGTTAGCATAATGCTTCCCTGGCATCTCAGTAATTCTAGAAGTAAGTAGTCTAGCTCTAGAGAAAAGTAATGCTCTTTTCTCTGTGAAAGCGATACATCTTCGAGCAGTTCCGATAGCGATTGTACCGCCACCAGCACCTACTAACCCTGTAGCCACAGTATAAGTGATAGCTACATCGTTAAAAGGAAGAAGTTCAGTTTCAACAAATTTAAAGCCCATGAAAGTATCAGTCTCACCGTCAACAAGAGCTTTTACATTGGCGTAATCGGCAGAAGTAACTTCTGTCTGGCCAAGTAAATCATCTGATTGTTGAGCAGCGATAGCGAAAATTAACTTTTCACCTTTTCGGATAGCTTCATTTTGCTTAAATTTCTTTCTAAGTGCTCTAAGAGTCACAACATTTAAGCCAATCCCGATAGCTGAAACACCATCGAAAGCAGCTAACTTTTGAGAGTCAGGAAGAGCGATAGGAGTTTGTCCTTTCTTTCCACCATAAGCATTCCCTAAAGCACCATCGATGATAATCTCATCCATCTTTCTACCCATAGATTGAGCCATTGCTATTGCATCTTCTGACTCTGGGGTATGAATAACTCTTAATTTATCTTCTTCATCTACTAAGAAAGCGTCATACCAATCTTCTAATACGACCATTCTACGTGAGTAGTCTGGAGTACTATAGATCACATCTGAGTGACGACCTTCTTTTCTTTTCATTTCAGTGGTGCCTCGTCTGTCATAAAACTTAGCTTCACCGTTGTGCATCTCTTCACGAATGAATGGATACAATCTAGATTCTGATTGCTGGGATAAGTGCATCACGTTTGCTGAGAACATATCCACAAAACTATTGTCAATATCTGCCATAAGGCCTCCAAATTAAAAATACAGTTAAATTTTTTATTTTCTCGGAAGGTACTCCTTTCGGGCCTACCTTAAGTTAAATTTTTATTCAGGGTTACACGAATGCATAATAGTCCTGATTTAACCTATGCTATTAGAATAAGGGGATATATATTTCCGTGTCAACAAAAAAAAAGAGCCTAGGTTTTAATTAGGCTCTTTCCGCAAGGTGGGACAACTAACACACATCTTGTTAATATTATTTCCCTGCTGATTTCCATTTGAATAATTGTTCCATTTCTTTTACGACATCCACATGTCTAGCATCTCTACTATTAAAATAAGGGCCATTCTTATCTGCCATAATTGAATTAATTTTGGCTTGAGCCTCAGAAGGAGTTAAAGCCCCACTACTCATTTGAGTGCCACCAAACCCATCTTCCTTATAAACCTTAGAAGCCATACTTACTAAAGCCCGTATAATCGCTGGGTTAGAACCAATAGAAGGGTCACTAAAAACTTTTCGATCTGCTTCTGAAACTGTTTCTTTAATAAATCTATGAGCAAGTCCAATCTTATACTCATACGCATTTCCGTATTCTTTTTTAATTTCTGCAATACCTTCATTGATTTTATTGGCCGACATTGAGGCCTCTTGAGTACCGGTAGCTTCTACCTGGCTCTCTAAAAACCCGACCATCTTCTGTGCAACACTAACAGGTATTTTATTCTCATGGGCAAATTTCTTTAAATCCCCTAAGAAAGTATCATCTAGTTTACTATTTTCAGATTTCTTAACTTCATACTTTTCAGCTTCTTTCGCCCAACCAAGTTTCTCCCAAAACGCCGCCACTTCTTCTGGAGTAGATTTATCTGTAGGTAATACTACCTTATCCACACCCATCTGCTTCTTAGTATTAACGTATGATTTCATTAAGTTAGCGTAGTTAAGCTTTCCTTCTTTATCCACAAAAGGTTTTACAGAAGGCTCTAATTTAATTGCGTCCTCTAATCCTTCTGGGAATTGAGGAGTTATTTCCCCGTACATCCCTTTCAATCCTTCGGCCAATTGAGTGGCTGCGGCTGCGGCTGCACCCTCTGCTGGAGGAGCATCTGCTGGAGGAGGATTGGCCCCACCACTAGCCCCATCTAAAATAGCCTCATTCATCAACATGTAATAATTTCCTAATTTCATTTAAAAATCTCCTCCTGCTCGTCCCTGATTTGCTCAAGTAGTTTTATATAAGTCCCTGGGTCTAATTGAATTGCTTGTATTATTTTTAGGACTACCGATCGGCATCCTTCCTTAAACGCTAAACCTTGAGGAGTTATGTCTGAGCCAGCTTCCATTAATCCGCAGGATGCTATTAAATCTTTTAATACCTCTTGCCCATCATGGTCGCCAAACACCTTTTTATAAAGGACGTTAACCTCTAAAGCTTTCTTCGTAATTTTCTCGTTCTTAGACGGGTCTACTTTGGTTTGCATCTGCCTCACTCATTTTCTTTATAGTTTCTGCTTCAGATACACCCTGCTCTCTTTCGGCTGCCTGTTGCATTGCTTCTTGTCTAGCTTTTCTTATTTTGTTCACATCCGCCTCAGACCTTTGAATCTCAGGAGGAACATTAAACACTTCAAGATTTTTCCTTAATAATTTGTCCCCGTCAACTATATCTAGTACTTCTGGTTGAGCACCTAGTATTGGGGCAGTAGCATTTAATGCTCTGTTAATATTTTCAGATAGTACCGCCTTTTGGGCCTGTGCTATTGGGGATAAGTATTCTATTTTTAGTTTACCGCCATTTTTCTTCATGGCCTCTAATAATTTCGCTGGTAATGGTTTAAATTTCTTTTTACGAAAACAGATATCGAATGTTCTATCTATCACAGGCTTTAATAACTCTCTATCAAACCTAGATAATGTGGGGCTTAAAAATCTAAAAGCCTCATCTCTTTTCTGGATAACCTCTGTTGCCGTAGCTCTATCCCCAACTAAAGTTTTTAACTTATCTGTGAAGAAAGCTTCTTTAATAGATTGTTTAATTAATTCAATAAACTCCACACCAATTTGAACATTTGCCCCAACGAATAAAGGCTCGGCTTTATCCTGAGTCCTCTTATAATTTACACCAAAGGGTGAAACATCTAGTGGTGCTAGGAACCCGTTATGAGGAGCTTGAAGTGGTGGGGCCATAGCAATCTGTGCAGATTGTATAGATACCTTCTTCATTTGGTTAATCATTTTAATATCAGCTAAAACTTTCATAGCTGGAGAGCGACCATAAGTCTCTTCATTTATTTTTGAAAATCTAGGAGTAGCGTATGGCCATGATTCAAACCCAGATTCCTTTAAAGTAATCGCATGACTTTCAAGTACATGAATCGAATAGAAAGGCATTGCCTCTGCCCCGATAGCATCCCCTCGAATCTCCGAAGCTAGTCTTTCTCCAACCTCATGAATTATTTTAAATTTCTTACCAGAACGGGCGTTAGCCATCATAGATTTTAAGTCAGGGTGTTTCTCTATGGCCTCACCGAAAACGGTCATCATATCTTCTTCATCATACTCGTACATTCTACTAACGTGGCGCACATCACCTTTAACATTTTCTCTTAAATTTACTTGGTAAATTGGATGGGAGAAAAATCTAACGGTATCGTCATCATCCTCTTCTTCTCTTAATACGGTAGTTCCTATTGAACCTAAGTCCTGATAAGTCTCTGTAATCTCTACCTGAAAGTTGGAATCATTTAATATATCTATCATCACTAAAGTGGCATCATATAACCACTCTAAAGTTTCTTTATCAGAAGCTAAATCTCTAATACCAGATTTCAACCCAAACCATATTAAGGATGGGGAAGTTAATAAGGTATGGAAAGCCGCCGCCATATCATCATTTGCTCTTATCGCTTCAGTATCGAATAATCTGTTGGCCCGTTTCTCGCCTGGAACCGCCTGACCATACACATTATCTTTTCTTGGAATTACATATTTAGCGACTTCATCCCAGTGCTCATTCCACACAGCTTTGTCACGACTATCTCGCTCCCAGCGTTTCTTTACTTTTAGGGCTTTAATATCTTCCATTACTACCTTGGAGTTAATACTGTTTGTGATCTCACACCAGGAGTATTTTTAAATAAGGACTCCTGTAATTTCTTTCTATTTTGTTCCTCGACTTGTTCAGCCGTAGGACTATTAACGTCTAATACTGCTCCGGCCTCTTCAGGTTTAGATAAAGCTTTAGCTGCCTCAGAACCAAATACCCCAGCAGTTTCAACAACCGCCTCCCCAGCACCGGCCAACCCACCAGTTAGGATATTAGCAAGGAGTCTATCAGTATCCCGTACATCAAAATTTTGTTCAAATGTATTGAAAACTTTTTGGAACGATTTCTCAAAGGCCCTACCGATTTTAAATGCCATAACTATCTCCCTAATATATCATAATCGCATTTGGCCTTAACTTGCAATACCCTATCCTCAATAAATTGACTACCACCACCACGCATTGACATAGTGCGACTCATGCCAGGACTGTAATTCTCAGCAAATAATCTAAAACCATCAGCACCATGAGATGCCCAATCATGTACTGGAGTATCCATATACGTCTGTCTTTTAGTATCATACTTCCTCTGATACCCCGATAAAGCCTTACGACCGAAAAATGTTTTCTCTTTATCAAAAAAACATTTAGGTAATACTTGCCTAACCGCATGAATCCCCTCAGCAGGATTTTGATTCCGAGGACAAGTCACAACATCCTTATACCCATGATCGATAAAATAATCCATTCTAGTCTTCCCACCAAAAGTCAACTCCCTAACGGAAGCATCATGTGGTAGGAATATTGTACCATATTTATAATCTAGTTCCTCTTCCTTCTTATCCATAACCTCGAAGTAATGGTCTAATCCTTTCCCATGTTCCTCATAATAATCAATAACCGCGATAGAAAGTCCTTGCTCTTGGATAAACCAGATAGTCATAGAATCAGACATACCTAAATCCCAGAAGGTCATAACTGGAACTGATGGGTCAACTGGCACTCTAGAAATATGCCCCCTGGCCATAAGCTCATCCATCTGAGATTGATAGTACTTACCAGAAGGAGCCGCGTTCCAATCACATTCATATTCCTGTGCATAGGCTTCGGCACTCATTGTTTTTTTAAGCATGGCAAGTTCTTTCTCTGGTATAATCCCAGACTCTGAAGCTTTAACCAATAGGTGCATCCAATCAGCATCCTCAACTGCCATATCATAAAGAGACTTAAAGGCGTTCTCTCCTCTAGGAGTCCCAATAATAATTTCCCATCCTTCCCTATCGGATAGCATTGGAAGGAATACCTTATCCCTAACATCGGGGTGCATATCTGCGTATTCATCTAAAATGTACCCATCTAAGTACATACCTCGGAAGGCATCGAAGTTTTCAGCCCCGAATAGATATATAGTTGCAACACCGAATTCTTCACTTAATGGAATAGTGGCCCTAAGTTTTGTCTCGTTAAACTTAACACCTGGTACGTTCCTTAAATAATCTTTAAGGTATTGCCAAGCGATCTTTTCCACCTGACCAGATGTAGTAGCAACATAAGCGAACTGAGGATTACGTAAAGGTTTACCATCCTTATATTTATTAAAAGAAACTGCCTTATGAATTAAGGTATTAATACCGAAGACAGATTTACCGCCCCTACGGTGGAACACCAATATGTTATGTCGTTTAAGTTTAAGGAAAGCGGCCTTCTGCCAATTTCTTGGAATAAAGCCGGTACTAACCCTAGTCGATTGCTTTTGTTGTTTCAGAGAATTTCTTCTTTGCTCTTTTTAGTTGCTTTCTTTCTATTTCGGCCAACTGGCTTAACTGGGTCAGAACCTTTCTCTTCTGGTTTCTTTCCGAGTTCTGCTGCTTGTGCTTTGATTGATTCTTCGAGTTCTTCTTTTGTTGGTTTTTTGATTTCAACAACTTCTCCCTCTATTAATAAACTTCTAACCCCATTAACTAAAATGTACTTCTTCTTTGACATTATATCCTCCTTTAATAAAACTCCTAATAATATTTATATTATAATTTATTATTAAACACAACTCCTTGGAACTAAAGCAATAATCAAAATAGTTTTTGGAAGGTTATTGACAGAAAGAAAAATTATAGGATAATCAACCTAAGGCAAGAAAAAAGAAAAAAAAGCAGCGGTGGCAAGCCTGCGCAGACCCGACCTTTTTTTAAATTGTGGAGCTAAGGTTGATTCACTGCACAATAAAATAAACTATTGCGTTAACAATTATATTTATTTAATATTGACATTTTATTAGAATTTATTAAAATTGAAACACCTTTAACAAAGGCTTTTTCAAAAGTGAGGGGAAAATGGCTAAATTCAACGAGTTTATGTGGAAAACAATTGAGCGTAAAAAACAATTTAAAGAATTTACAGATTACTACAGTAGGGTAAAACCAGACGAATCAGGGATAGATTTAGAGTATAGGATTGGTAAAAGAGTATTAGATTATATAAAATCCAACTCACTATCTGTAACTACATTTGCTTCTAAACTAGAAGTTAATCCTAGAACTGTATTCAATTGGATTACAGGTAAATCTATACCTTGCTCTAAAACTTATATAACCTTATTTGAGTTAGACAATAAGCAGTTTCCTTTATTCTTAAAGTATCATTTCAAACCTGTGAAGGTTTATATATGTAAAAACTGTTGTGGCCCTATCGCCTCTAAACTGAATACAGAAGCATGGAAGATAATAGATAATTACTGTGCTCCTTATACAATACGAAATACCAAGGGCATAACTATAGAATGTTGGAACTGTAAAATTCCTAACCAATAAGAGTTAACAAAACCCTTCCGAACCAATAGAGTAAAATAGTCAACTATTATTCCAAACCCTTCCGAACCAAGCAGGGGAGGGCTCCACAGCCCTCACAACTAATTGGGGGTCCTACCCCCATCTAATATAATACTTTCAACACCTTACCTACAATTTAACCCTTAACACATTACAATATAATACGTAGCGTATCGGAATCTCCGCAGTATAAAATCAATTTGTTAACACCTGAGCTAACAAGTCTGTTAACAGGTTAGTTAACAAGGCTGTTAACAGATTAGTTAACAAGGCTGTTAACAGGTGAGTTAACGCTCTATCAATATGTTAGCTGTGATTTCCTATGGAATAAATGCACGTTAGGGTGAAAAGTGGGCTAATCTCTCATCAATCTCTCATCAATCTCTC